GTGATTTCAAGACTATCAATAAGTTCTTAAAGAAGTTTGACCTAGAGAACCAAGCGGTATGCGCACAGAACGCGCACTTTGATATGGCGATACTCAACTGGATATATGGCATCAAGGTAGGCAAGATTTTAGATACGCTATCTATGGCAAACGTATTACATGGGCTAAGTGAGTCAGTCAGTCTATCTAATCTATCCAAGTTGTACGGCATTGGTGAGAAAGGCTTGGCAGTTCACAGCGCGATTGGCAAACGCAGACTAGATTTTACTGACACCGAAATGAAAGAGTACGGCGAGTATTGCATCAATGACGTAGAGCTTACATATACATTACTTACTAAGATGATGCCACAGTTCCCGAAGAAAGAGCTGAAGCTGATTGACCTAACAGTGCGTATGTATACTGAACCAATGCTTAAGCTAGATAAGAAGTTACTTGAGGTAGCACTACATGATATTGGATTAGAGCGCAGAAGCCTCATGCTTAGTCTAATGAATGAGCTGAATGTTAAGACCGAAGAAACTTTACAGAAACAACTTATGAGTAACGAGCAGTTCGCTAAGTTATTAAAGGAGAATGGAATTGAGCCACCACGTAAAATTAGCCCAACGACAGGTAAGGAAACATGGGCGTTCGCTAAAACAGATGAAGAATTCACGATGCTTGAGGACCACCCTAACCCAATTGTGCAGGCTCTTTTCGCAGCTAGGATGGGGTTTAAGTCGACAATTGGTATCACACGTACCGAAGCATTCTTATCTATTTCCGAGCGAGGTACGTTTCCGTTTCCTCTCAAGTACGCAGGTGCTTGCGTTACCCACCGATGGTCGGGATTCGATGTTAATCCACAAAACTTATCCCGCATTGACCCGAAGAAACCCCGCCCTGTCGATGCGTTGCGTAAAGCCATCATTGCGCCTAGAGGATATAAAATAGTAGTAGCTGACTTGAGTAACATTGAGTTGCGACTAGGGCTATGGCTTGCAGGACAAGAAGATAAGCTACAACTAATTCGTGATGGTAAGGACTTATACCGTGACTTTGCCGCACAAGCATATAAGGTTGAGTATGATTCTATTAGTAAGTCAGACCCTAAACGCTTTGTTGGTAAGTGTGCATCACTATCACTAATCTATGGAACTGGCGCAGAGAAGTTACAGGGTACAATTCGTATTCAAAGCAAGGGGGCGCAGACAGTATCCGAAGAAGAAGCTAAGAACTTAACCAAGCTATATCGCACAGGCTACGATGAAGTTGTGAATACTTGGAATAATGGAACCAGTGTCCTTGACGCGATATTAAAGAACCAAGCGCGTTCGTTTTGCCATAATGATGTAATCAAAGTCACTGACAAAGGCATGCTCAAACCTAATGGGTTGGTACTTACATACCCCGACTTGAAGCGTACAGTCAATAAAGATACAGGCAGAGCTGAGTATACATATGCACAACGACATGGTAGAGATAAAGTATATGGGGCTAAGGTCTTTCAGCGCGTGACACAATCGCTTGCACGTGATATTATGGCAGAGATTATTTTAGGTATAAGCAAGAAGTATATGGTTGTGGGAACAGTACACGATGAAGTCTTACTCCTTGTTGAAGAAGATAATGCTGTACAGGCACTTGAAGATTTATTAACCCTAATGCGTACACCCCCCGAATGGGCACCTGACTTACCGCTTGATGGTGAGGGCGGTATTGCAGATAGCTATGGAGATACAAAGTAATGAGATTATCGTTTAGTGGTATGAAAGAATTTGATAACTGTGCGCGTAAGTATTATCAAGTTAGAGTCCTTAAAGCCTATCCACATGAGGATTCAACTGCCACTTTATACGGTAAGGAAGTGCATCTAGCCTGTGAAGAATACATCAGAGATGGTAAAGACTTAGGGGGTCACGCGCGGTTCAAACCCCTACTGGATAAACTAAGCTCATACCCCGGAATTAAATACACCGAGCTTGAGATGTCAGTAGATGGTAAGGGGCAATGCCTAGCCTTTGATGATGAGGGTGGTACATTCCGTGGAATAGCCGACCTAGTTATTATTCATGGGAATCTTGCACGGGTTATTGATTATAAGACAGGTAAGGCGACTTACCCCGAACCAAAACAGTTAGAGCTTATGGCATTGATGGTGTTCGCTAAGTTCCCTGCTGTAATGACAGTCAAAGGCGCGTTGATATTCATGTTGCACGATGTGTTAGTTAAGCGTGAGTACCATCGGAGTGAGTTCAACCATATACTTGAGCAGTGGATGGCAAAACGCGATAAAATCATGTCATGCGCGGATATCGGAGTATGGAACCCTAACCCAACAGGATTGTGTGGATATTGCCCACATACTTCATGTGAACATTGGAAACCAAAGAGGAAAACATATGCCTAGAGCTAAAGGACCACAAATGACCATTGATAATAGAGGAGCAAGAAATGCCACGACGTAAAGATATTCCTAAAGGGGACCCATATTGGAAAAAAGAATATGAATCACAGAAAGCAAGAGGGGAAACGAAAGACCAGTTAGTACGTCAGCAAGCTAGACGAGAGTATGACAAAAAAGGCATCGATAGAAAAGGTAAAGATATCGACCACATAAAACCAATACGTGCTGGTGGTACAACGACTGCAGGAAATCTAAGGTTGCGTGACCCAAGTGCTAATCAATCAGATAATTACCATGGGAAAGCCAATGGAAGTCCTAAACGGAAAAGCGGTAAAACTTAATACCCGATTAACAGATACCATATTGAAACAAATCCCTAAGAGCAAAAATTTAGGGCGAATACCTGATACCGATATTGATGAGGTATTGATTTACTGGGGGCGCGACGAAGTTCGTGCCCTTCATTCGCTTGGGTTTAAGACTGTACCACCTGCACCATTGAAATATAACTGGACAGGCGTGTACACCCCAATGGCGCATCAAAAGACTACCGCAGAATTCCTGACCACCCATGACCGATGCTTCTTATTGTCGGAACAAGGTACAGGAAAGACTTGCTCTGCGGCATGGGCGGCTGATTATCTTATGGAGTTGGGCGAGGTTAAGCGTGTTCTTATTATCTGCCCTATATCTATTATGCATGCAGCTTGGAAAGAAGATTTGTTCCGTTCGATAATGCATCGTAAGATTGGTATTGCTCATGGTACAAAAGAACAGCGCAAACGTATCATTGGTTCAGAAGCAGACTTTGTGATAATTAACTATGATGGTATAGAAATTGTATCCGATGAGATTATCGCTGGTGGGTTCGACCTAATCATTGTTGATGAAGCTAATAACTTTAAGTCCACGGCTACTCGTAGGTGGAAATCGTTTAATAAGATTATGACTGCCACAAAGCCTAAGCTATGGATGATGACAGGTACACCAGCAGCTCAATCCCCCGAAGATGCGTATGGTTTGGCTAAGTTAGTCAGTCCTGAACGTGTGCCGAAGTATCTCACTCAATGGCGCGAAATGGTAATGCAAAAGATAACCCAGTTTAAATGGGTTCCGCGCGCACAGTCTAAGGACTTGGTGTTCAATGCATTACAGCCAGCGATTAGGTTTACTAAGGCTCAATGTTTAGACTTACCTGATATGGTATTCACAAGGCGAGATGTAGAGCTGACCACACAACAGTTGTCTTATTATCGTAAGATGAAGAAAGATATGTTAATGCAAGCAGCAGGGGAGGAAGTCAGCGCGGTTCATGCGGCGGCTAATCTTAATAAGCTATTACAAATCTCATGTGGCGCGGTCTATTCAGATACTGGAGAAGTGCTACGCTTTGATGCATCGAATAGGCTTAACGTAATGGATGAGATTATTGATGAGTCAGATAAAAAGACAATCATATTTGCGCCGTTCCGTCACGTGATTGAGCTAATCAAAGACCATCTAGCTGATAGAAACATACGCACTACATTTATTCATGGTGATGTAAGCCCAGCCAAACGTGGTGAAATCATTAAGGACTTTCAAGAGAATCCCGAAACAAGAGTAATTGTTATTCAACCACAAGCGGCGGCACATGGGATTACATTAACCGCGGCATCATCAGTAATATGGTTTGGTCCGACCTCAAGTGTAGAAACGTTTCTACAAGCAAACTCTCGTGCCCATCGTAATGGTCAGGATACAAAGGTTACTATATTTATGATTCAAGGTAGCCCTGCCGAGGTGCGGATGTACGACATGCTAGATACAAGAGTTGAAAGCCACACAAGTTTAATCAATATGTACAGAGAAGTATTGCAAATGTAAATACACGAATGTACACAAATATACTTGACAGGGTTTAAAAACATCTATAATATACATACCTGCTCGTAACAAAGGAGAATTACATGAGTGCAATCACAGCGGATAAGTTGGCTTCAGTCTACGCAAAGATTAAAGCAAAACGGTCTGAGCTATCACAGCAAGATACCAAACTAAAAGAGCAACAGGAAATGGTTGCGCAAGAAATATTCAACATATGTAAGGAACAAGGGGTAACAAGTCTACGCACTGCACATGGCTTGCTTACTCGTGTAGTAAAAGATAGATATTGGGTCAATGATTGGAAACCCTTTGAAGACTATCTTGTAGACCGTGGTGCGTTGCATTTATTACAGCACCGTATTTCAGAACCAAATATGCGTGAGTGGATTAAAGACAATCCAAATGACTTCCCACCTGCGCTTAATTGTGACCGTGAGTATGAACTAAGATTTACCAAAAATAGAAAGGAAGCAGA